AGAAAGTATCACAGAAATCGCAATGTTATAAATCCTGGTCAAGTCCCGAAGTGGCCATTTGCTCAAAGTTTAAAAGTTCAATTTAATCCCACCAACATGGGAGACCTTTTGAGTAACATGTGGTTGAGTATTACCATGCCAGGCCTCTCAGATTTTGGGGGTGGAAAAAACTATGCAGACCAACTCGGTCGACACATTCTTAAAAGTGTCACGATGTTTGTCGACGAGCTAGAGGTGGAAAAAATACATGATGATTGGGGAGTCATATATGATGAACTTTATTTAGAAATGTCTGAGAAAGTGGCGAATAGGTTTCTTGTTAATAGAAGTATCGGTTATGATGATTCCACGTTGGATAACTTTGACGACTATGCACAATATTCATCCGACCTTGTGATACCCCTACACTTCTTCTTTTCGAGGAAATACGCAAGTGATGAATATTCTTCAAATAAACCAAATCGTCCATACTTCCCAGTATGTGCTGTACACCGTCAAAAAATAGAATTTGAGTTGGAGTTTCATCCACAAACTTTTTTTACTGATACGGGAACCACTCTCTCACTCCCCGAGTTTAAACTCGTTACAGAAGAAATAACGGTAAGTCCGGAAGAACGACAGTACCTAGCGAGTGAACCCCAGACATTCATAACAGATATCGTACGCAGACATCCTAGTATAATCAGTGATGTAAATAAAGATATTATCAAAAATAACCTCGTACCGAATATTCCAGTAAAATGTATTCATTGGTTTTTAAGAAATACAGAATTCGAAGATGCCACTGATTCTACGGGGGGTAAAGCTTTACAAGAAGAAAAGTTTTACCAAAATAGATTCAATTTTTCATCTAATGTAAATTTTGACGAGGTACAGACATTCTTTCATCCCATCATGAGTGAAGCGAGTTTTAATATCAACGGAAATAAATTACCCAACGTTTCAAATACAAATCATAATTATTATAAATATCTAATTCCGTATAAGAATAGACTTTCAAGACCTATACGTAATGTATACACTTATAGTTTCTCGATGAATCCGATTAATGTGGAGCCATCGGGGAACTTGGATTTTAGTCAGATACAATCTGATAAGACTTCCATAGAAGTAAAACTAGATACTTCAAGTGGGTCACTTGTTGATATAGTCAACAAGACATATTCACTTCAGATGTATTATACGGGATATCAAACCTATATTTTTGATAAGGGTTTTATGTCACTTGCTTACTAAAAAGTGAAGTCTTATTGTTTGAAATATACTCGATAATATTATTCTTAATACACCATTTGATGAAATTTAACTGTGCGAGTGTCGTATGAATTTCATGAGATGTACCGGGAATAGTATATGGAAACTTTTGAGACCTACAAAAAGGGTCAAAAAGTTTTTTGGAGTATCCATCAAGACTTGATTTATACGCACAGTGTACAGTAAAAAGTTTACCATCGGTAGTCGTGTATGATGTGTTATTTTTTTTCGCATAATTTGTGATGAACCATTCTAGATTTCTAAGTGAAATACCACTCGTCTTATCCAGAATATTCATTAATTTAGTTCGATTCTTTTCGTCTCCATAAAAGCCATTTATTGATGTTAGTAGAATAGTCGATTTGCTCATATATTAGAGTATCCCCAAATCTCTAAGCTCTGATTGAGCTTCTCTGACTTCATTACACGCACTTTTAAAATGATCACCACTATGAAGGACGCGTTTCTGAATACGTTCACCTTGGTCTTTGTGAAATTTACAATATCCATCAAATTTACCCCTAAAACTACACCTCCTAGTTTCTCCATTGGACTCTTTTACAATTCCTTTACAGATATTAGTGTTACGCGCTTCCTCGGCATCACGTAAAAGTAAATCCAGTGGTACTGCATGTTTCTTGTGAATAAATTCAAGAATTTTACTCATCTCTTCGGAAGTTGTTTGAGATAGTTCATCGTCAACCTTTTCGTGGATGACTTCATCGACCGCATCTTCTATGAGAGAAGGAAGTTGTTCCGATACTAACTTTCTGATATTTTCTGTGACGATTTTAACAATTTGCTTGGCACTCATGTCTTACTAGTACTTTGCGCGTAGTTTTTAAATAAGTCTTCAACAGAGTTTTGTTTTTGTCTAAACATTTTAATACGATCCCGTAATATCAATGCCGTACCTTCACTACTAATATTATTCTTTTCACATTCTTCAATCAATTGTTCCTTTTTCATACCACTCAAGGCTGGACCGGTGACCTTCTTTGGTGGTTTATACTGTTCAATAATTTCACCAAATATTTCTTGTTTGGTATTTTCATATAGTGGATCAAGTAAATCACATACAGGGTTCAAAAATTTATTCACAAAATAATAGTGGTAATCGATGGGTATATTATGCTCTTCTACATATTTAGGATCTTCAGATTTCTCAAATGCTTTCGCTTTAGGGTTATCTGTTTTTGTGAGCAAATATGGTACGCGATCGCCAGATTGTGGCTCTGATCCAGGCTTTCTTTGTCTCATCTTGTTTACGACTTGAACGTGTGCCTGATTTATGTGTATACTTTCAGGGCTATTAATCGAAACACTCTTTCCACCAACTTTGTAACTATCTGATAGAGACTGACTCAAAACAAGTTTTTCGTTTGAAATTTCACCATTTAGAAGCTCATTCGCGCGTTCTATCGCGAGGTCTCTCGGTGGTCCGGGGTCTCCGGATGTTAATACTACATCCAGTAATTCTTTACACACTTCTCTCATATGAGGTGTGTTGTCGCGGCGAACGAGTTGTAGACCCTTAACGTCCACATAGTCCATATGCATTTGGTCATCTTTACCCTTTGTCCATAACTTAGCAGCGTAGCGCTTCTTTGAGTACAAAAAATACGGCCAATAGACCTTCTCAAGCTCTAGGTTATTTGGCTTCTTGAAGAGGGCTGAACATTCTTCAGCAGCTCGTTCACCAATTTCCCAACTGTACTCGATTGCTTCTATACCTTTACGATCACCCACATCAAACTCAACCATAACCGAATCTGTGTCACCATATCTTACCTTCGCACCAGGGAAGTTCGCCTCTACATAAGTTTTAGTCTCTTCAATCATACCGCGACCTCTACACGTTGTAGTGGACGCAATAGGTACACATGGAAGGATTCCCTTACCAGCTCCAGTGAATCCGTACACAGAGTTCATCGAAACTTTGTAGGCCAATTGTTTACCATTGTACACCTCTTTCATCGCACCAGTGGCTGTCGCCATATCTTTTTTGGCTTTTTTACGAAACTGTTTAAGCTCCAATAAAATGGCGGGTAAAAGACTCGGTACATCTTGTGCAAACTTATACGTCTTATTTCCAATGTTAAATGTTTCGTATGTAATTCCTGGGATATTACCGTATCGTCTCTCATCCATGACGTATGTAGAATAACAGAGGTTGTGGGCCATCATAATCGATGGGTACAGAGCCTCAAAATCAAGGGCTGTGATCGGTGTATAATACGCACCCTTCTGTGCTTCAAGTACAGTAGCACCTTCGTATTGCTCTTCAGGAAGAGAACCATATTTAATCGTTGGTACCATGTAACCCAATTCACGAGCCTTTTTTGACAACTGACTAAATACCTTGATTTGCTGTCCACGTTCAACCAAAAAAGATAGAGGCACCCATGTTGCCTTTGCCATCTCTACCAGGTTTAGTAGGATGCACATCTTTTTCATTAGTTTGTGTGGGAGAAGTGTATCTTTGATGCAGTATTCTGCCACTTCGTATAACTTTTTAGGATCACCTTCTACAAAACGAGCAAACATTTCTTTGGGAGCCATATCAATTTTTTGATCACCGAGATACAGTTTAGAAACGTTGTTGAGACTGTACGAATCTAACTTGTATCCCTTTTTAACCTCATGAAACATATCGAATACAAAACGACCAGACATAGGCAGGAGTTTTAGAAAGTTATCACCCAGAGCACTCGAACTTAATTTTTTCATCACCAAGTGACACTCTGTATCCTT